CCGACGACCAATCGCACACAGGGCCGCTCAGTCGTCTTCCACGGTTTCCTGGGGCGAAGTCATCGTAGTGCGCCGTGAGAGTGTGCCGGGCTAGGGTGAACCCCAATGAAGGCTGGCACAGACCTTGCGTATTTACTATAGATGGATAACCATCTTTAGGTACATCATCTTTAGGTAACCATCTTTAGGTTATCCATCTAGAACATCAATAACCAAAGAATCTGTTTACCATCTATAGATGTCTACCATCTTAGACATCCACCTAAAACAAACACTATAGACAACCATCTCTAGGAACAGATGTACAGATGGTTGTCCATCTTTAGGTTATCCCTCTGTAGGTACCATCTGTTGGCGAGCCGCCTTCTCAAAGCTCTGAAGGATCGACTTCACCAGGAGCAGCAAGTCTTCGCCTGAGTCGAAGTGCGTCAGGTTCACCTCCGTCTCCCAGACGTGGTACTCGCCGTGGATGTTGACGGCACCCTCAATGACGACTACGTGCGGCGCAAGAGCACCACGTAGCTCGTTCGCATGGCGAACATTCACTCCGGCGAGTGGTTCGAACTGGCGGAGGAAGTTCTGAAGCTCATGTGCCTGAAGGTTCACAGTGGTTCTCCTGTTGATTGGCTGGCCTATGGCGGCGATTTTGACGGGTGGATGGTACTCGGACATCAACCGGCTCGGAAAAAACGCTTGTAGGGCCAAATAAACGGTCGGCGGAGAGGCTCAACACCCCCGGTAGGCGATCGGCTATGCCCAAGTAGGGGACTCGTGTTTGCGATGGCTCTAGTACTGGAGTCCTCATACCCCCGTACTGCCACGATGGTGCCCATCGGTGGTACCGGATGACTGCCAACAGTCCTGGACTGCACAGAGCGGATCAGTAATCCGCAGAGGTTCTAGTGGTGACAACCACTTAGCTCACCACTGTGCAGTAAATGTGCAGCGAGATGGAGTCCGTAGCGCCTCTTTCGAGGCTACGGCCTCCCCTCTTGAGTGTGTTTTCAGGGTTAACCCTATGTCGATAGGTGCCCTGAACGCCAAATGTCGTCCGTACGGCCATTTGACGACACTCATCTCGTTGTTTCCTAAATAACTTTGGAGTCTGACCATGTCCACTGTTCCCACCTACCGTTATATGTCTGTTGCACATCTATGCACAGCAGTCAGCGACTGCATCACCAAGCCGTTCGATAAAGAACAACACCGTTCACTTGGCAGCGCCATTGACGACATGCTCTTCCGCTCAATCATGGAGGATCGTCGCGATGACGAGATCAACCTTCGCTTCGCCAAGGCCAACCTCACCGACTGGGCCTGTGCCTACCTCCTGGGCCTCTGCAAGGATCTGGAGGCTCGCCATGCGTGACTTCCTCATCAAGCTGATCCTCAACCTGCTGGGCATGTCTGTGTTCGCCTTCCTGGGCGTTCTGCTGGCCTGGAGGTTCTGATCCAAGGGGTGGTTCGCCACCTCTTGTGCCTTCGTTCACCGACGTTCGTCGGCCCCCTCCTCTCTTACGAGAGGGGGCCTCCTCTCTTTTTGTTTCTGTTTCCAGGCTCCGCTGAGCCGCTGCTTCCCTTCAACCACCCTTTGATCCAAGGAGATCGCCATGACTGCTGCCAACACCATCACTGCTTCCGTCGTGTCCAACACCAAGCCCACCGAGGCTCAGTTGAACCGACTCCAGACCCTGAACTACACGGGTGACATCCCTCAGTCCCGTGCTGAGGTGAGCCGCCTGATCAGCACGCTGATCGCCAACCGTGACATGCAACCGGCCACTGCCAAGCAGTTGGGTCGGGCTGGTGTGCTCGGTGGTCGTGATCTCCCTGGCGCGGGTGTCCGCGAGGTGAGCAGCCAGATTGCGCTGCTCGAGGCCCTGATCATCTTCGAGACTGCGTCCGAGGAGGACAAGGCCGAAGCTGCCAAGGGAATGGCTGAAGCGATCCGCCAGCGGTTCGTCAAGCAGGGCATCGTCTACGCCAGCTAAGTAGACAACGCAGGGGCGGGGAGGCCGAGAGGCCGACCTGCCCCGTGTTACCCCCAATCCACTCACGGATCGAGATTTACCCGGAGCAACACATGCACTACGACTTCGCTCTCGCCGCCTACGAGGAGGCCAGGTTCTGCACCAAACGCTACCAGTCAGACCTGTACTGGCGTCTGAGAAAAAAGGTGGATCCCGAGTGGTACGAGCTGTTCAACATGGGCTGCGAGCTGTAGCCAGGAGCAACACATGAGCACACAACCCGAAGCCCTGCGCTTGGCTAACGCGCTGGAGAAGTATTGGGGTGCAGAGAGAGGTCATGACCGAGAACGACAAGCCGCCGCCGAACTGCGCCGCCTTCATGCGGTGAATGAGGAACTGTTGGAGGCGTTGGAAGAACTGGCGTTGTACATCGCTCACAACGGTGACGACTGGGTACAGAAGAAAGCCCGCGCAGCCATCGCAAAGGCTACAGGAGAGCAAGCATGACAACACTTCGTGAAGCAGCACAGCAGGCGCTTGAGGCGTTGGAGCAATTTGCAGAAACAAAACTGGTGCGTACATCTGGCGTCATAAATGACCTCCGCACCGCGCTTGCGGAGCCTGAGCAGGAGCCAACAATCAAGTGGGACGCATCTGCGCCTGTATTGCTCAACAACGGGCGGTTGAGGCAGTACCCGGACGGAAGCATTGGAGTGGGCACACCCACCCCGCGCAAGCCGCTGACGGATGAGGAGATCGCGCTAATCGTTGGTGAATGTGCTGCGTCTGCCCACCGGCATGACGACTTCAGTTTCGCCCGCGCCATCGAACGCGCACACGGGATTGGAGGGACAAGTGATGACTAACCGGCATGTGTCATACGTTTGTCCGCAGTGTCATTGGTCGCTAGACGAGCAAGACGACACCGCCCTGTTGCGGCAGGCGTTGGAGGCGTTGGAGAACAGCGCCGTCAAGCACCCGCAGCAAATCGAGCCTCGGAATGCAGCCATCGCCGCCCTGCGTGAGCGACTAGGAGAGGAGCAATGAGGATCACGATCAATCGCAAGTGTGTGTACGGAGAGACCAAGTACTACCCAGCTTGCGAACTGTCCCGCCTGTTCGCCCAGCTCCTGGGTCAGGTCACTCTCACCCTGTCCAACCTTAGGCTCATCAAGCAGATGGGCATCGAGATCAAGGAGGAATACGTCTTCGAAACCTCAATCATTTAAGCAACGGAGCAACACATGAAGGTGAAAGACCTGATCGCCGCCTTGAGCAAGGTTGACCAGGAGGCTGACGTCTATGTCTGGATTGATGGCGATCGCCTGCCAGTCCAGGACGACGGAGTGGATGACAGCTTCTTGGAGAACATCGTAGACATCAACATCGAAGTAGCAGGAGCAACACCATGCAGGACAACGATATAGATCCCGAAACCCTCAAGCCGATCGTCCTCTACAGGGGTGACGCAAGGTTCTACTGGGTGGAGTACGACGAAGGGCCGTGGGAATACGCCCGCGTGTATGGACTCAACCATCCCGTACTCGGCGAGGCTGACATCCGCACCAGCCAGGTGCTACGCAAGTTTGATTGGGGATTCGAGACGCGCAACACCATCTACAGGCAGGAGGGATCGTGAAGCTGTACGAGGTGCCCCGCAAAACCAGAATCCGCATCAACGGTGTAGGCGAGACTCGGTTTCAACACCCGCTCGAGCTGAATTTCCATCACATCGACGGCATGTACTCGTACTGCACCGACGACAACAAAAAGGTCTGGCATATCTCTGCCAACACCGAGGTCGAGATCGTCTGCTGCAACCAAGACTGCAACCAGGGGCGCAACTGCCCTGCAACCAAGGAGACCCAGCATGGGACTTGATATGTACGCCTGGACTGTGGATCCGGCAGACCTGGACGACCAGGACGTGACCCGGCAGGTGGATGTCACCTTGCCAAAGCAGAACGTGAACGAGCTCTGGTATTGGCGCAAGCATCACGACCTGCACGGATGGATGGAGAGCCTGTATCGGCAGAAGGGTGGCGCGGCTGAGTCATTCAACTGCGTGACGGTCAGGCTGACCTACGCAGACCTGACCCGACTGGAGATCGCTATCAAGGGCAACGAGCTGCCAGCCACCACCGGACTCTTCTTTGGCAACAACCCACCAGATGAGGAGAGCAACGAGCAGGACATGAAGTTCATCTCCGCCGCCAAGCAGGCGATCGAGGACGGCAAGGCTGTCTTCTACGATTCCTGGTGGTGACACCAGGTACACAAGGGCCGGGGCAACCCGGCCTTTTCATTTGGAGTGATCGATGCGCAAGACCAAGACGAAACACAAGAGCCCGTTCGACATGAGCGAGTACTTCAAGAGCCATAGCTTTGCTATGAAGGATCCGAAGCTGGCGGATGCGGCAGCAGACTGGTGGAAGAAGGTGCCTCACGCCAGGGTGATTGGCCCCTATGGTGAGACGCACTCGTACCATGTCTGGCTGAAGAAGGATCTTTTGAAGAGCGCCAATCCAATCGCGTATTGAGATTTACACGGAGTCCATCATGAACAAGCAAGAGCACGCCAAGCAGACGATCGCCCGGATCGATGAGTTCGTCAACACCGCACGAGCAGTCAAGGGTGATCACTTTGCTGACTTCGTTCTGTTCCTGGTGGACATGTCCCAACTCATCCATGTGAATCGACTTCTTGCCAACTTCTGTATGGAGCACGGTGCCGAAGACCGAGTCGAGGCAGTCCAGTTCCTGACCCAGGCCATCCTGACCCAAGCAACAACCCGCCTGTCTGAGACGCTCAACCTCTCAGTCGAGGACACACAAGAGGCCATTGTTCTCTGCGACAAGATTGTCGATTCACTCAAGACGCCATGATGATCTGTATGCAGTCCCCGCTCACTGGGGAGATGAATGCGATGGAGATTCCCATCACCGAGGATGACCATCGCCTGATGCTTAATCCGTTCAGGTTCATCCCAGCACTGTTTCCCCACCTGACTGAAGAGCAGGTCGAGTTCCTAGCCACTGGTGCAACGCCGAGTGACAGGTACTACACCGACATGATGGCGATCGAGATGGCCCGACGCGAGCACATCTCTGATCCCTACGAATGGGAAGACATCCCGTTCTAGTTCGTCGTCCCCCTCTCCCCTAGCGGGAGGGGGCCTCCTTCCCAGTTCTATCCATCCTGGCAGCTACCTGCCGCTGATTCCGTTCGTCCATACCAATCTCATTGGAGATACGAATGAAGATGAAATTCCTTGTTTCGCGTGGATCCTATGGATCCGTAATCCTGACTCTGTTTCTTGGCCGCTGGTATTCGTCTGTTCGCATGAAGGAGTACGCGTATACGTACTCAGTTGATCAGCTCAGCTACACCGATGCCATCGGAGACATCGACGGCATGTTGCCTCGCGACATCGCACATCGTCGCGCAATTGATTACCGCAGCGACAACACCGTTGTTGAAGAGATTGATGCTCGACATGTAGATCGTTCGTTGCGACGCATCTTGGTTCAGATGATCCGCAACCATGTATCACGTCACCGCATCTCGCTTCGCATGTTGTGGGATGAGGATGCGCAAGATGGATGGTTCAAGTACCGGCAGTCGCACTTCTTCAATGGAGCCGGAGATCCGTCTTATATTTTGCGCACAAGGAGCAGCAACAGGAAGCTCGGTGACATGGTGAGACGGGCTGTTCGTCAGTATCGCGACGACTGCGATGTCGATAGCGATCTGTTGAGCGACATCTGCGATCTGGCTAATGAAGACAGCTTCAACGATGGCATCCGGATCAAGATTGCCGCTGCTGTTCCCCCCCTACTTGCTGCAACCTGCGGTCACTTGTGCATTGAGGACGATGCGAAACCTGTTGCCGATCACAACGGTCGCTTGCGCGATACGGCTTGCCCCGAGTGCCATGACGACACCGACGTCGTTGTGTACTGCGTTGACGACGGTAACTACCACTGGCGCGACAACGTCTACTACTGGGAGTCTGACGACGAGTACCACCTCCGTGAGGAGGAGGATGACTACGACGACGATGAGGGCAGCGATCACGATCCGGATCGACGCCTGGACTACAGCGCAGATGTCATGCAGTTCCTGTGCAAGGACATGTCATTTGTGTCGTCTGCTCACGGCGACTTTCACATGGGCATCGAGCTGGAGACTGCGGCCAAGGACTACGACACGCTGCACGGCAAGGTCAGAGAGGTTCGTCAGGAGCTGGGCGAAGACTACCTGGTGTGCAAGTACGACGGCAGTGTCGGTGAGATGTCGCTCGAGTGGGTGACTCGACCAACTAGTCTGAAGGATCACATCGAGAAGCTGGGTGGATGGCAGTCCACCAACGGACTGGTTGCCTGGAACAACCGGTCTTGCGGTATGCACGTCCACATTGACAGCCAAGCGTTCACTGCGCTGACGCTGGGCAAGATGATCCAGTTCTACAACGCCGAGGCGAACACGGACTTCATCCGTGCGATCGCCGGTCGTCATCCTCGTCGCGACTCTCAGGCTGAGGAGTACGCCTCACTGGACAACTCCAGTGTGATCCGATCTCCGAATGCTGCGCTCAAGGGCAAAGATCCTAGTCGGTACCGGATGATCAACTGCGAGAACCTCAGCTCTAGTGAGTGTCAGCGCCTGGGACTATCGACTCGGTGGGGCGACAGCAACACGGTTGAGATCCGCATCTTCCGTGCGTCACTCAAGAAGGAACGCCTGCTTGCGCAGATCGAGTTCGCCCACGCTGTTGTCATGTTCTGTCGTGTCACCAGCTATCGCGACCTGACCCAGTCCTCGTTCCTCAAATGGCTGAAGACCTCAGCCGGTATGTATCCGAACCTCGCGAAGTGGTTCAACGTCAATCATCGCCACGGCTCTACTGCTACCAACACTGATCCCCTCGCCAAGGCTGCTCAAGGTTCCCAACCCGAACTCTTCGCACAAGCTGCTTGATTCAAGGAGAAATCAATATGTGTCTCATCATCACTGGCGAATCCAACAAGATCCGCAACACCCTGCTGACCACCGACAACCTGCTCGATGACATCTACCAGTCCAATTCGGACGGCGTTGGCATCATGTACGCCAACAAGCATGGACTCAAGGTGATCAAGAAGATCTGCCGCAGCATCCATGAGATGTACACCTTCATCTCCAACATGCCGGACGACGATCGCAACATGGCGATTCACTTCCGGATGAAGACGCACGGTGACATCGACCTGTTCAACTGCCATCCGTACTCAGTGATCGAGGGCGAGGTAGCTATGATGCACAACGGCATCCTGGATACCGGCAACAAGAAGGATCCGAGCAAGTCCGATACGTGGCACTTCATCCAGGACTACCTGGTTGACACGGTGATCGAGGCCCCGGCTGTCGTCCATGCCGATGGTTTCCGCACGATGGTCGGTGAGTTCATCGGCAACAACAGGTTCGTGTTCATGGACAAGTACGGCACGATGTCCCACGTCAACTTCGACCAGGGCATCGAGCACGACGGCATGTGGTTCAGCAACACGTACGCATGGTCTCCCGGCCTGCTCATCCCCAACTTTCGTTACGCCTCGGCCTATGCGTCGTACGGCGGCTGGAGCTGGGAAAGAGAAGACGAACTGGAAGACCGTCTCGACCGGCGCTGGTACACGACGAAGCAAGAAGACCAAGAAGACTTCGAAGACTGGAGCAAAACGGACTTCGTTGCGGAAGACCTTATCGAAATGGTTACGTCGTGGTGTGACATCCATGCGGTAGCCGACCTGCTGGATCGTCGCCCGTACACAGTCCTGACGACACTGTTCGAGCATCGCATCCCGCTCAAGTCCAACTACATCCAGGACAACCATCTCAGCATCGACCACGCCAGGGTGGTCAATGAGATCTGCAACGAGCGGGTCAACGTGCTGATGAGTCTGGCCATCAAGGATCCCGAGCTGGTGGCGGAGTGCCTCTGCTACTACGTGGACTGGGCCATCCCGACTCGCGAGTCGGACTTGTCGCCGCAGCAACAGCTCGAGCTGGTGGTGGACAACGAACGCTACGCAGCCTGAACAACGGGTCTCCCCCTCCCTCTCGTGTAGGGGGAGCCCCTTCTTTTCTGGAGATCCGATGGAACTGATAGATGTATTCACTAAGGGTATCAAGCCGATGGTTGGCGACATCACCGACAAGGTGTGTGTCATCCGTCCAACAGGTTTGAACAAGCGGTACCAGTCGCCGCGCTTCCAATTGTTCAAGGCAACCGGTGGGTTCGGTTGCAAACCTGAGAACGGTGGTAGCAAAGTGTTCGGGTTTTACCTCGCTGACAGTGAGGAAGACACCCGTCATCGCTACGACTTCATCGGCCTTGCCTCAGAAGAACTGATCGATGCTGCCCTCAAAGATGCGACGGCTGTGAAGCCGATCGACACCAGCGAGGTTGGCTACCTGGTGATCAGCAACAACCAGCACTGGGCTATTGGCGTTTCGATCTCGGACGCCAAGTCCAAGCTGTCCAGCATTGGTGGACGTGGTATCGCTCAATGTTTCCTTTGCCACCCTGAAACCTTCGTAGATGAGATGGGCTACGTCATCACGCCCAAAGACACGCAACTGACTGAACTCAAGATCTAAGGAGAACCAAGTGACCGTTCCGTACAACACCGGCAAGGTGAAGATCGGTCACGCTTATGAGCCGCCCAAGCGGCGGCGCATGAGCCGTGACGAAGAAGAACTGCAACGCATGTTGATCGGGCCAGGGGTGGACGAACCGTTCCGCCTTCGACCCGACACGGTTGTCTATGCCGTAGCCGCTGGCGTCATCATCGCCACAGCATTGCTGCTGATGGGAGGCTAATGGACAACTGGCACCAGCACGTTAGGCAACTAATCAGCGACCGTCGTAGCGATGAGCATCTGCTTCATGAAATTACCCAGATCATCATCGACATGGAAGAGATCGAGATGATCCCCGAGCCCATCGCCCACGATCTACTCAACTTCATTCGGTACGTGCTGCAACAAGACGACCAACACAACAGGAACTGATATGGAAGCCATCATCGAAAGCAACACCCCAGTTACCGCACCGTTCAAGGTGGACACCAGCCGTGGACAGCGTGACGGTCGAGTCTCGAGCCAGTGGTTCAGCCGCCCGGACGATCAGCGATTCCTCTCGCTGTCGGATCTGGCAGATCATGTCGAGGCCCGATCTTTCCACGCCAAGACGGACGTCATGGATCTGGACGACATCATGGTTCAGGTCAACGACGACAACATCAGCCTGCTCATGGGCGATGACGAGGTGACGCCCAATCACTGGTCGTTCGGTCAGCTCTGCGGTCTGGCCGGTGCCCCGGCTGGCTACCTGCGCCAGCTTCCCGCCAAGATCGCAGGCATCAACCTGCAATACGGGCTGGTCGATACCCGGGACGTCGGCATCAAGGCGTACTACAAGCAGGGCGGCGAGCTCATGGCGGCAACCGGCCCGAACTATGGTCGGGTGCTGGACATCGACATCGTCCGTGCGGTGCAGCAGGTGGCTGGCAACGGCAACGGCGACACCCGGTGGAAGGTGCCTGGCGTTCTCGACTGGAGCAACGGTACATACAACCCGTTCGTTGATCCGAGCCGGGACACCACCACGCTGTACGCCAGTGACCGGGATGTCTTTATCTTCCTGGTCGATGACACCCATCCGATCGAGATCGGCAAGCTGCCTGACGGCAATCCCGACCTGGTCTTCCGTGGGTTCTACGTCTGGAACAGCGAGGTCGGCAGCAAGTCGATGGGCATCTCGACGTTCCTGCTGCGTGGCGTCTGCCAGAACCGCAACCTCTGGGGTCAGCAGGACGTCCAGTCCATGATGATCCGCCACACCAAGAACGCACCCGAGCGGTTCGCTTCCGAGGTTGGGCCTGCGCTCCTGGAGTACAGCAACGCCAGCGACACGTACGTCATCAATGGCATCAACGCCGCCAAGGAGAAGGTGGTCGCCAAGTCTGACGACGATCGCATGGAGTTCCTGGGCAAGCGTGGTTTCACCAAGCGCCAGGCGGAGAACATCATCAACACCGTGGTCAACGAGGAGGGTCGCAAGCCTGAGTCGGTATGGGACTTCGTGCAGGGCATCACCGCCCGTGCTCGCAAGATCCCGCACACCGACGAGCGGGTGTCGATGGAGAAGATGGCTGGCGATCTGCTGGTCAAGGCGTCCAAGTAACAGCAGGAGGGGCCGGGGCAACCCGGCCCTTGTCGTATGGGCAATACCACCTACAAACGCAAGGGATACGGCTATATTCAAAACAGGCTTCTGCCGATCAATGAATCTCTGATCCGTTCGGTGCTTGCATCCGAACCTGTGCCAGAGAAGAAGCCCAAGAAGAAGCTGATCTACAACGGGCCCAAGGCGCGGGCCGTTACCAATAAGCCACCCAAGATTCCAGATGATGTTGTCCTGGGTGTGCGAACCATGCGTGAAGTCCACGGCATGACGCCCAAGCAACTGATGGAGGTATTCAATCTCACAAGGAACCAGATCGAAGCAATCATTGAATACCGGTACCGGGTTCACCTGGTGCCGGAGCAACAGCCATGAAGACCATCATCCACGTCAACCAACACATCATCAAGAAGAACAGGGAGACAGGCTCGCGTGACCCAGTACTCACAGTCAAGACCTACAAGTCCAACGACTACGCTCACTCCGTTGAGATCCTCGGCCCTGCCCGAGTCGTTTATCAACCAGACGATCCGCTATCTTGCGGGGCCAGGGTTTGGATCGAGACTCAGTCGGAGGTTGTCCGAGCATGAGTCCCTGGTTGATCATCCTGACAGGCTTGATCTACGCCTACATAGCTGTTGAACAGGGGGTGAAAGGCAATCACCCCATGTCGATGACGTATGCTGGCTACGCTTTCAGCAACATAGGCCTGTACCTTCTAGCCAAATGATCGAGACGTCTGAAACCTACCACGTTGTACCTGTCGCTGATACCTGCGAACACATCATCTCACTCGACTGTTGGTGCCAACCCTACGTAGACGAGGAGGAAGAGGACGTCATAATCCACAATGCCCTGGATGGCAGGGAAGACTTTGAACTTGGAATAAGGAAGACATCGTGAACTTCACCTTCACCACCGATCAGCTCAACACAATCCTGCGTATGCTCGATCAGCTACCGCACGGCCAAGTGCGTCAGGTCATCGACTACATCATGACCGAAGCCAACCGTCAGATGGCTCAGGCCCAGACTGCGAATGAGCAGAAGCAAGATGAGCCCGAAGCCGTGGCAGAGTAATCCTCTGATCAACAAGCCAGCCGGGTACCTCTGGATGAAGAAGGGTTACGGTCGTCGGTACTTCGAGACTCAGATCGAAGCCGAGGATGTAGTCAGGCTGTTCGGAGGTACGTTCATCCCCCTCTACGCAAGAGAGCCGATCCCCGATGTGGAAAATGACGTGGCAACCGGAGTCCGTGTGGAAGCTGCCTGAGTACACCTGGGATAAAGAGCGAGTGCTGTGCCAGCGGTGCAAGTACTACAAGATCAGGGAAGCTAGATCCGGGGGACAGACCGAGACCTGCCTCGTTCACCGACACGGTGGAAAGCACGGAAGCTGCATCGACAATCGTACCGATGGGCCGTGCGGCATAGTGGGCTGGCAGTTCGAACCAAAGTGATCATCAGCCCCGGCTCTGCCGGGGTTGTCTTTCTTATAAGGCCCCGGTGGCTCGAGATTTCCACGGAGCCCGGGCAAAAAAAATCCCCGCCGAAGCGGGGTATCAAGGAGGAGAGTTCCGATTCTATAGGTTCTCTCTGACGAAGGCAGCGAACGCCTCGAGACTGATCTCGGCAGTCCATGTCTCGCCTTCCCAATCCATTTCCTTTCGCAGGTAGCTCAGCGGGATCCTCACCCGCCAGGACTTGAAGTCCTCCCGGTACGCCAGTGCCGGTACGCAGCCAACCCTCTTGGCCTGCTCTACAGCCTGCTCCCAAAACCTCTTGATGTCCGCCTCCTTGATCACGCGATACCGCTTGATCTCGATGGCCCATCCGTCCAGGCCCACGATGTCGTGGCCTCCTGTCCTGGTCTGCTCCAGGTTCCGCTTGAGCGGAGCGACAGCTTCCTCTCCCAGGTAGCCCGAGATTTCCTTGATGAACTCTCGTTCGCCTGCTGCGCCCTTAGCTCTGCTGTTGATCTTGCCCAACGTCCGGCTCCTTTGTTGCTTTCCCTATCAGGGATAACCCTAGACTGAACACCGAGTTCACCATCGCACGCCGCGCCTTGCGCCGTTTGCTGTAGCGTTGGTTCACTTCCTTCCTGGTGTCCTTGCGCTTCTTCGCATCCTTGCCTTCACCCAGGTGCCACACCGGACGTGGATACCGCTTCTTCCCCTCACCCAACTGTTGGATCCATCTCCCTACGTGGATCTTCTTCTTCTGTTTCATCCGGCTGACGGTCACCTGCATGTGGTGGAACGTCATGCCTGGAAACTCTTCCATCAGGTCAAGGGTAGTCATCGGGCCGAACTCGGCCAAGATGGCAATCACCTTGTCCTCAATGCTCATCTCATCATCCCCAGGTCAAACACACTGGCCGGTGCGCGTACCACGGTCGGTGCTTTGGTCAGCGGCTTCTGCGCCTTCGTCTTGTACTTGCGCGTACGCTGACTAGGTGTCTTGGCTGCTGGCTTGGGTGCATCAACGCCAACGCCCAGGGTGTAGATGGCGATGCTTGCGCGATTCAATGCGTCACGCCGCCATGCGCTGATGTGAACCACGTTCTCCGCCTTGAGATCGAGGAGGAACTCCCTGGCACGCTCGTAGTGCATCGGCGTTTTCTCGGAGAGTTCCTTGAGGCTGTAGCGCCCCTCCATTAGCAGGCGTATCAGACGCGCAGCGTTTCGTCGGTATGAGATCTGTGCCATTGCTTCTCCTTTCAGAACACAGGTGGTGCGCTGCCGTCGCGATACCGGCCAGACCTACCCTCCCAAAAGAGGTTGGCTTGACCCAGCTTCCCTGCCCAGCGGCTACGCATCTTCTGGACATGGATCTCGGTGGGTGCTTCGAGGTTGGTCTTGTCTCGATGCACGGTGATGATGACGTCGGCTTTGTTGGCGAAGTTGGCTGAGCCTGCGATGTCGTACACGGTGGGCACCGGATACGAACCATCCATCTCTCGCCGCAGCTTCGCCGGGTGAGCGACCAGCCAGACGTGAACGCCGTTGGCCTGGGCGAATGACTTGATCTTCGCCAGGAAGTCGCTGATGTACTCCGTCTCCGACACACCTTCCTTGCGGTGGGTGTGCGTGAGCTCGTTGTACGGGTCGAGGATCAGACCCTTCATGCCGAAGCGCCGCACCAGCACCTTGGCCCTGCTCAGCAGATCAGTGATCGTGCGTTGCTCGGGCATCAGGAATCGGTAGCAGGTCTTCAGCCAGTGCTTGGCATCCTCGAACTCCTCCCTGGTCATCTCGCGCAGGGGTTTGCCGATGCACTTCTCCATCAGCTTGGCGGCATGGAAGGAGGACGGTTGGTTCTCCGGGGAGAAGATCCCGATCGTCCAGCCCTGGTGCAGGGTGAGGTTCACCGTCAGGGCATCAAGCCACTCGCTCTTGCCTGACCCGGGGATGCCGGTGATCACGCAGAGCTGCCCAGGCAGGGGGCGGTAGAAGTCGTTGAGTCCACGCCACCCGGTGTCCGCACCCTCGGGCATCCCCTCGGAGTAGATCGACTCCATCTCCTGAGAGAAGTCGTCCACCGTCAGCACGCCCTCGATCGGGTACGGCTGAGCATCGAGGATCGCCTGCCGCACCGCATCTGCGCCGTGCTTGAGCAGGGTCTCGTTGGCGTCCTTGCAGCCATCCGGCCACATGACACGGGAGCAACGCTCCTTGCCCAGGCGTCGGCTCAGCTCTTCCTCGAGCTTGCGTCCTGGCTCGTCGCTGTCTACGGCGATGATGAATCGCTCGACCTGATCCAGGTTCTCGTCGTTGAGGAACTCGAACTTGTGGTCGAACGTCTTGGCGGTAGGTGCGGGTGCGCCATCGGGCACAGACACCACGTTGTCCATGCCGCATTGCGCCACGGTCAACGCATCCATCTCCCCTTCCACGATGATCGTCTCGCGCACGGAGATGTGGTCGTACCGGTAGAACACCTTCTCGCAGCCAGAGACCTGGCGGAAGTTCTTGGCGTTGTCCCGGTACTTGAAGTTCACCAGCTCGCCGTGCTTGTAGTACGGGAAGGCGATCGCCGTGACGTGGCGCTCCACCTGGGGCATCCACACGTTCTCCATGCAGACGCCTTCGGCTTCCAGCGTTTCCACGCTGATGCCTCGTTGCTCAAAGAATTCGATTGCCTTCGAACTGAGCGGGAGCTGCTGCTCCTGTTCGGGCTTGTTGTACATCTCGCTCCTTGTGAATGTTGGTTGGGTTCGTTCGCCACCCTTGATGAACCCGCTCCATCCGCAGTGCCAGCAGTGCCAGCACCCCTTGATGGTGTTCACGTTCAGGCAGGGGTAGTTCTTCTTCTTCCGAGTGGGACTGCACTGTGGGCAGGTGGTCTTCACCTCTTCGCCCCGATGCGGCCCGACATCTATGCCGTAGTCGCTAAAGCTCTCCATCTCTGCGCGTAGTTGTTTGTTGAGTACAAAGGGTCTTCATTTTGTCCATGCGACTGGTAGATCACATGTACGCATTTCCCTATTGACGCGCCCCAAAACGGTACGGAATATCCCGCCGCTGTCGTGAGTGCTTAAGGGGTGAAACAAGTGTCTCCGAAGTTGTCGTTGATCTCTCACAACCGTTCGAAAGACCCTGCATTTCACTGGGATTTATAAAGAACCGTACAGTCTTCACCACTACGCAACATTGCGTGGATCGTCGAAACAAGGAGCTGAACTTATGACGAAAGACGCTGGCGCATCAAGTGCGCCGAAGGTGTACGCCGCCATCGCGGCGGTGACACATGAGATGTCCAAGGAGGGCATCTCGAAGGATCGGAAGAACGAGTCGCAGGGCTACGCCTTCCGTGGCATCGATGATGTCTACGGTGCTCTCTCCCCTCTGCTGTCGAAGCACAAGCTGTGTGTGCTGCCTCGAGTCACGCAGCGGGAAGTGGTCGAGCGTCAGAACGCCCGTGGCAACGCGCTGTTCTACACGACGCTGACCGTGGAGTTCGACTTCGTGTCTGCCGAGGACGGATCCAAGCACACCGTAGTTACGGTTGGTGAGGCGATGGACTCAGGCGACAAGTCGTGCAACAAGGCAATGAGTGCCGCCTACAAGTACGCTTGTTTCCAAGCCTTCTGCATCCCGACCGAGGGTGACAACGATGCCGACGCTTCGACGCACGTCGTTGCACCGAAGGCAGCACCTGCTCCTGCGCCTGCGCCCAAGGCCGCAGCTCCCGCCCCAAAGCCGGTTCCTGAGCGCGTGACCAAGGCCCCTGCACCGGGACCGACGATCACTGCCGCTCAGGTTGACGACCTCAAGGCTTTCTCTGACACAGCGAACGTGCCTCTTGCATCGATCTGCAAGAAGTATTCGATCGCAACGATCGATCTCCTGCCTGCCGGGGAGTTCGACGGTGTAGTGGCGCGACTGAAAGAAATCATCGCAACCCACGATCAGGCAGCAACCACCAACTGAAGCAACTCTAAGGAATAGGAATCGCAAATGTCCGCCACCTACAACAACCAGATCGAGATCGTCGTCTTCGACAACAACCGGGCTACCCACCCGAAGGCTCCGCAGAAGACCGGTGTCGTCACCTTCCCCGATGGCAGCAAGTACGAAGTGGCCTTGTGGCAACGCAAGGGCAAGTCCGGTACGGAGTTCCTGGCGGGGACGCTCAAGCCGCAGACCGACCGCATGAGCGGCGGCTCCTCCAACGATCGTGTCAACGTGGACTTCTGACCATGAGCGAGATCGTCACAGTCACCGAAGACATGCTCAAGGCCAAGATCAAGCGGGAGTCCTACTACCAGCCCGAGGGCACCACCCTGACGGTGTGTGTGCTCGAGCTGCACAACGGATTCCTGATGGTCGGCAAGTCGGCCTGCATCTCCCCGTCGTTCTTCGACGCGGACAAGGGAAAGCAGATCGCCAAGCAAGACGCCATCGACCGCATGTGGGAACTGGAGGGCTACTACCAGAAGGAAGCCGCCTGGTCTCGCAAGCAGCGTGCGATGGAACTGGAAGAAGCGGAGGACTGAGATGTACCTCTCCAATCTGAAAGGCTTGCCAGACGCCTTCGTGGCAGCGGTAGCAAACGACCCGTACCAGAGTGGCGGAGACATCTCCGTCACCAAGCTGATCGATGCGCCTCAGAAGCGAGTCCTGTACGCCAAGTACAAGGAGTTCGTGGTCGAGGACGTGTCGCAGCGGGTATGGGCGCTGATGGGTCAGGCAGTACACGCAGTGCTGGAACGGGCGCAGACCACCGCTATGGTGGAGCAGCGCCTGTACATGGACATCAACGGCTGGTCTGTCTCAGGTCAGTTCGATCGACTGCACCTGGACGACAAGTGCCTTCAGGATTGGAAGGTCTGCTCGACCTACAAGTCGGAGGGCGACGTAGCCTGGGAGCGACAGCTCAACTGCTTGGCCGAACTGGCTCGGCACAACGGCTACGAAGTGGAGAGGCTGGAGGTCATTGCCATCTACCGTGACTGGCGCAAGGCTGAAGCGGAGCGTGATCCCACGTACCCGCAGCAGCCGATCGCAGTCATCTCCGTTCCGCTGTGGACTTCGCATGAGTGCCAGGTCTACATGCGCGAACGGGTGATGCTGCATCAAGACGCCGAAGCCGGGAAGGTTCCCGCCTGCACGGAGCAGGAGCGTTGGTACACCGGTACGAAGTTCGCCCTCATCAAGGAGGGTGGGGTTCGTGCATCCAAGGTGGCCGACACGCCAGAGGAACTAGGTGAGGTCAAGCCCGGGTACGTCATCCAGGAGCGCAAGGGTCTCTCTCGTCGCTGCGAGGGCTACTGCGAAGTGGCCCAGTTCTGCCCCCAATTCCAGAAGGAAAAGCAAACATGATCATGTCCATCAACCAAGCTGCCGAGTACCTCTCGGTCAGCACCCATACGTTGCGCTATCTCGCACGCAACGGTCGCATCCCTGCCGGGAAGATCGGTCGAAGCTGGCGTTTCAGCAAGGTCGATCTGGATAACTTCCTGCGCTACCAGTACGAGGCCAGCGTCAAGAAGATCGCCAAGGAAGAAGCACGCACATGAGCATCACCACACCAATCGGTTTCCCCGAGATCGGTCGGGCAAACCCGCTCGAGGTTCAGGTCGGCGGTTCGCACTACAAGAACATGCGAATCCAACCGGTCGAGTTCATCCAGGTCAATGGCTTGGGGTTCTGTGAGGGCAACGCCATCAAGTACCTCTGCCGCTGGAAGAACAAGAACGGTGTCGAGGATCTGAAGAAGGCTCGCCACTACATCGATCTGCTGATCGAGATGGAGGGCAAGCGTGGGTAATCCCTTCACTGATCGCGCTGAGTTCGCCAAGGCGGCGGGACAGGGGATCGGCATCGAAGCCGTGAACCTGTACTACCGCCTGGTGGAGGAGGAGTTCGATGAGCTCACCATCGCCCTCGATCGGATGCGTACCGCAAGCGAGACCGCAGACACCGCCGCTGAGGTGGCCGATGCCTGCATCGATCTGATGTACGTGACGATCGGGATGTTGCAGTCGATGGGTCTCGATCCGCAGCCCCTGTGGGACGAGGTTCACGCAAGCAACATGAGCAAGTTCGTGAGGCAGAACGATGGCAGCTACAAGGCGATCCGCAGGGAAGACGGCAAGATCCTCAAGCCCGACACCTACTTCAAGCCCGATCTCCGTTCAATCGTTCTTCGACAAGCTCAGGATGCCGCCTGAGCAACGCCAACAGGAGCTGACGTGGGCACTCGAGTTGTACAACGCACGCCGCAGATTCGTCTCGATGGTGGAGTCAGTGACGCAGTCACGACTCAATGCCAAGAAGCGCAAGGAGGTCTACCTGCGCTGGAGGGACGAGTACGGAGTGATCGCAGCTCGAAGCTGGGCGAACTACGCCGAAGCCGTACTGGCCGGTGAAGTCTCGCTCGAGCCCATCAAAGCCATGATTCAACAACCACCCAACCCGAAAGACTACGAATGAGTTCCTACCGCATCTATCTCGTTACCACCCACAAGGGAGAGCGCCGTCTGGTACGCGCATCCCATCGTTCTCAGGCAATCAATCACGTTGCTCGCACCATGATGGAGGCTTCAGTTGCACGACAGGAAGAACTGGTCGAATTGGTTACGCAAGGGGTCAAGGTCGAGGCCGTCCGTGATCCGGACCAAGACGAGCTTTTTGCCGGGGAGAAGGCGCATGAAGCCGTTGCTGAGTGACGTCGCTGTGGCCCTGGCCGGTGGCATGGCGGGTATCGCCATGATCGCCCTGCTGTGGGCGGTACTGGGCGTCTTCCTGGGCATCGCCTACAACGCATTCGTGTGGGTGACCGGCCTATGAGATACGACCCTGTCTCGGGGTGCATCGATTTCTCCCTGGCGCTGGACACCCTGCGTCGGGGAGAGCGAGTCGCCCGTCACGGATGGAACGGTAAGGGCATGTGGATTCAGATCCAACGACCTGATGACCACAGCAAGATGAGCCGTCCCTACATTTACATGCACGCGGCCAATGGCGATCTGGTGCCCTGGGTGGCAAGCCAGAGCGACCTGTTGGCTGAGGACTGGTACGAGGTAATTCAATGAGCAACCCAACCGACAACGACCTGCTCGAGATGGTCGATGCCCTGGTGGCGTCGAAGACGTTCAATCTCGACGCCCTCGACGGCATCAAGGAGCTGAAGGACAACCTGAAGAAGACGCTGGCCGAGCGCGACCAACTGCGTGAGCACGCGGGCGGACTGAAAAGGCAACTGACGGATGCCTTGGATGCGATCCATGAGAAGGATGGGCGGATCGCCAGCCTGACCAAAGAGGTCGAATCCATGAAGAAGGCTGTCGAGGACGGCAAGAAGGCCGTGTACGACGCCGACAAGCATCAGGCTGTGGCCTACGCATGGCAGTCTGCAATGGCGATGGTGTTCAAGCCCAACGCTGTGCGCGAGTCGGTGCAGCGCAACCACACGGTGGTGGTGCCTTCGAGCAGTGGCGCGTCCTACACCCAGGCTGTGCAGCACCAGGACAACATCGTCCGCGAAGACGCCTGAGATTGCTCGATCGGTCGGCACCTCTGTGCAGGGGGTGAAGGCCCGGGTCACCGGGCGGCACCGACGCCGGATTCTCGTAACCGGCACCTACCCAACACTAGCCTCCGCAGCTACCGCCGTGCTACGCTAATTGCGCGGTTCTGACGGGGGCATTTTCATCAAGGAGAGATGAGATGCCCATCAACCTCAGAGGCAACGTCTGGCAGTACAGCATCACGATCAAGGGCAAGACCTATCGTGGCTCATGCAAGACGAGCAACGAGATGCAGGCCCGAGAATTCCACGACCGTGAGCGAGCCAGACTGTGGCGCGTGTCGCTGCTTGGCGACAAGCCTCGGCGCACCTGGGCCGAAACGGTGAAGCGGTGGATGGGCGAACACACCCACAAGCGTAGCCGTCGTGATGACGAGCGCCATGAGAAGTTCTGGAGCGAGCAGTTCGCGAAGGCGGGCGTGGTCTACCTCGATGAGATCGAGCCCGATGTGGTGTCGGAGATCATCGAGGAAGCGGCACTCAAGGTGACCAAGCGCAAGACGCTGGTGAAGCCTGCCACCTTGAACCGGAAGTTGCAGTTCCTGCGCACGGTGATCAACGCAGCAGCTCGGGTGTACCTGTGGTTGGGAGTGAGCCCGAAGTTCACGCTCTTTCCCGAGTTCGAGCGTCTGCGCTACATCAGCAGGGAAGAGTTCGTGCGGCTCCATGCCGCCCTGCCTGCGCCGTTCAAGGATATGGCGCTCCTGGCAGTGGTGACTGGGCTGCGCCGGGGCAACATCACCGGCCTACGCTGGGATCAGTTGGACTTCCAGCGGCGTACGGCGACCTTCTCGGCTCAGGTGATGAAGAACGGGAAGGCCTTCAGCATCCCGCTCAACGACACCGCGATCGCCATGATCAGGAAGCAGTTGGGGAAGCACGACGAGCTGGTGTTCCCGACGCCTACCGGGTTGCGTTACATCGACATCCCGAGTGACATGTGGCGTGATGCGCTACACGCAGCAGGCATCGAGGACTTCAGGTGGCATGACTTGCGGCACACCTGGGCGTCGTGGTTGCGGCAGGACGGGGAGTCGCTGGATCGCATCCAGGAGCTAGGCGGTTGGGAGGATGAGTCGATGGTGCAGCGGTATGCCCACCTCGACGTGTCGCACCTCTCGACGTCAGCCTCGCGACTGGATCGGCTGATCGGGGCACTGCACGTTTCTGACACACCCCCTTCGCTGGCTGCTGTCGGATGAGGGTAAGTGCTTGAATATTGGCTCCCCGACCAGGGCTCGAACCTGGGACCTGCGGATTAACAGCCACACTTCGGGCTGAGCAGTAGAAGAGAAACCTGAGAAGTACCGAGTAGTTACGACAATCGCCCCTGTCGGAACCGCACCCAACTACACGGTACTTTTCAGCGTTTCACTGCACATTCCTGACACACTCAATCGCCGTACAGGCGACCCCGGAAGTAGGCCTTGCCGTCATCCCTGACTGAGCAGAACTCCGGATGTAGCAACATACCATCAACCCAGGTCAGCACAGCGAACCCGGGTTGCCAGTTCATCCCGGGCTTGCCCAGGCGGTAGTCGAACTCCTCCTGGAACTCGTCGGCCAGCATCCCCGTCTTGATGCCGTAGTGCGTGTCCTTAAAGCCCCTGTGGGCCTTGCAGCCCAGCTCATGGGTGTGACCCGTCACCGTGTGGCATCCGCCCTTCAGGACGTCATTCCAGCCAGAATGCAGGCCACTGTGCCAGTCGTGGATGATGACCATGTCATCGTTCACATCGATCCGGTCTGAGTCCTGCCAGTGCGGCAGGTGATCCTTCAGCAGGAAGCCGCCGATCCCCTCGTACTCGGGTACCTGGGCGGAGAGCCTGGACTCGAAGCGAGCGCAGTGGTTGCCGTAGGTGCGCAGGAAGTGGGTGCCTGGGGCTGCTGCCTTGCGGATCTCCTCGGTGCGATCGATGACGGCGTTGAGCTCGTCCTTGACCGTGGGTGCCTTGCGCCAGCGGATGCGGGGATGGCGACTGATGGAGCCGCCGTCCAGGATGTCGCCGTTGAGGACGACTGCCTTGACCTGTGAACCTAGGTCGGTCAGGACATTGCAGAACGCCTTGTGCGCCACCGGAATGTGGCCGGGTGAGTAGTGGGCATCGGAGCCCACCAGGATCGTGCCGTTGGCGATCTCGATGCGGTTGGTGTCCCTTCGGGAGGACTGGATGGCACGGACGACTTCTGGATCGTGCCTGCCTCCCTTGTCTGTCCTGGCGCTGCCAAGGATGACCCGCTTCTTCTCCTCCAGATCCTTTCGACGCTGAAAGATGCGACGAAGGGAGAGGCCTGTCGCCTCAGCTACCAGTGTTGCCGACTGGTACTTCTGCCAGACGTTGATGAACTCCTCATCGCTGAGAACCTGTGTTGCCATTACGTGCTGCCTTGAGTTGCAATACCTCAATCTCCGACCCAGTGCCTGGATCGAAGCGCGATGCAATGGCCACAGCCTCTTGGGGAGACGCACCCATTGCCATAGCGCCGAGCGCGTAAGGCCCACCGCTACCTATTGCATAGAACTCGTCCTTGATGGGGTACCGACGACCGGCTGGGTCGTACAGGTACAGGCCCTCTCGAGCGAGTTCGATGCCACAGAAGTCGGCTTGATCGTGCAGGACTCCGTCCTTCACTCTCTTTCCGCCGAGCTTGTCCCAGAAGTACAGGATCTCAGACCACCCGCCGGCACAACCGACCAGGCCACCCTTGATCCTTCGGATCTTGGAGACCCTGACCATCGAGTTGTCGTCGCTGCACCGGGTGTCAGAGACGATGACCCGGTGTGGTACTGAAGCAACGATGCACGTCATCCATCAGTTGGCTCGTATGGCCTCCCGGTATTCCTTACCCAGCTTCGACGCTTCCTTGACGGCTTCGCCGTAGACCTTCTTCAGCATTTCCTTGCGCTCATTCATCATCTGAACGCGCTCAGATTCAGGGAACATCTTCGTATTGTCGAGGAAGGCGATCTCGCTGTTCAGCTTGCGTACCAGCTTTTCGGTACCCGAGACGATTGCCCTGGCATCGCCCAGCTCTGGATACTTCGCCCTGATTGCGTCAGCCTCAGCCTCGCTCTCCGTGTTCTTGAAGGCGTTCCAGCGGGTGTCCACGAAGGTGGCCAGACGCCGGAATGCGCCAGCATCGAAGCCCTCAGGCGGATACGCCGAGAAGCGGTCGATCAGAGGGAGCGGAGTGCGAGCGATCTCTTCGCCACGGGCCACCCGAACCATCAGGCCAGCACCCTTGTAGATCTCGGTTGCGAAGCCTGGGATGTACGCCGCCACAAAGTGATCGATCGCTGCCGGGTTGAAGTCGATCATCCCTGGCAGGAACTTGGTTCCGCTGGTCAGGCCGTCGCCAGTAGCGCGATTTGCGCCTTGAGCGATCATCTTCGAAATCGGGTTCACCGACCGGAAGGCCATCTCCGACTCAGGCTTCTCCGCACCACCGAACGTGCTGCCCGACATCTTGATGGGAGCGCCGTACCGGTTCTCGTTCATCAGGTACTCGAGGATGGGCTGGCCAGCCGTAGGCGTCAGGCCCTTGGCGATCTTGCCGATCGTGCTCTGCGACTCTAGGCCAGAACTACCGGCAGGCAGGAAGGCCTCGATAGCCGTCGTGCCGATGCGCTTGGCGGTCTCCGTCAGGGTCTGCTTGCCCAGCATCCAGTCCACGCCGAAGTGACCCACAGCGAAGAAGGCGTTCCAGCCATAGGCAATCGGCATGGCACCCAGCGGCATATCGGGGTAGATGACGATCGACGTGGCTCGCTTGAAGGTGGGCAACTGATCGAGCTTGTCCTCACCGTCCTCGCCTTGTCCGCCCAGCGCACGGGCCAGCAGATTGGTGAGGGCACCCATCCCAGCCAGAGCGAAGGCGTACTTGGCTACCTGCTTAGGGTTATCCCGCATGAGCTGGTACATCTTCGCCGTGCCCTGGATCGCAGGGTTGAAGAAGAGGTACATGGCACGCAGGCCCTGGGCGCTGCCACGGGCGTTGAAGTCCACCGTGATCTCGCCGGAGAACACAGCGGCATCCGTGCGGGTGAAGCCGTTGTCGCGCACCGTCTTGTAGGCTGACAGGCGGGTTGCCATTTCCATCGGCAGCGTGATCTTCTCGGCAAAGTCTCCGAGCTTCTCCAGGAAGTTCTTGTCCTTGCCAGCCAGGGCGCGCTCGATCTCCTTGACCTTCTTCTCCAGCGGCTCGCGCATGGAGAACCCGGTCAGGCCACCGTCTTCTTTCATCTGGTTGAAGGCCTCAAGCCAACGCGGGTCGGGCTGCACAGGCCAGCCAGCCACATGCAGGGACGTACGGATCGCCTTGGGCAGGTCACGCAGCATCGTGCGGGCCATCTCCTTGGTGATCCGGCCATCAGCAGCCGCATTGAAGTACATGGTCTGTACGTCGCGGATGAAGTTGACCGCTGCCCACGCAGGGTTGTAGGTCGTGATGAGCTGACCGATCTTGTTGTTGAACGTCCGCAGGAGCGTCACCACCATGTTGGCCTCAGGCGGGTAGACAGTACCGTGTAGCGCCTGCGCAACAGTGCCATCACCCATCGCCATGAACTCGATCGTGACCGGGATGCCGCGCACCTTGGCGACGAACACGTCCGGACGACGGATGTACTCCTTGTCCAGCACCTCGCGGACGATGCCGTCCTCACCGATCTCACGCTTCCAGGCCTGGGTGTTGACCATGTAGAAGCTGGGATCCGGGTTGCTCTCGGCCATCGCCAGGACGGTCTGGGCCACACGGTTCTTCTCGCCACGGATGATCGAGGCTTCGTAGGCGGCAATGGTGCGAACCAGGATGTCGCTGGCGACGTCGCCTTCACCACGACCCATCGCCCTCTTCTCTTTGCCGCGCAGGTTCAGCTTGCGACCACCAGCCAGCTCGAGCGGATCAATGTCCTCATCGAACTTGGAGTTCTCCTTGCTCTGGCCAGACAGGTTGACGTAGCCGTACGGGTACGCCGCCTTCATCTTCTGGGCCTCTTGGGCGGTGATCATCCCGTCAGCGACCATGCCATTGAGCTTGTCGTTGCTCATCTGATCCATCAGCTTGGCGATCGCGTTCAGCTCGGTGGCGTAGGAGGACTGCGCGTACTTGGCAAGCGTGTCCTTGGCCTCCTTGGTTCCCATGCCCGAGCCGCCGTCAGGCCTCTTGGGATTGATCTTGGCGATCTGCTCGTTGCGCACTGGGGCAAACCGAGCCAGCAGGAACTTGTTGACGTCGTCGTACGTCATGCCCTTGGCACCACCCTCTTTCAGCAGGGCGGCGATGGGCTGAACGAACTTCTCCTCAACCTGCTTTTCCAGGCGAGCAGCAGTCTTGCGCTCCATCAGCTTGAGTGCCTTCATGGGGTTCATGAAGTCAGACATCCGACCCATCTTCTCGAGCTGGCGAACCACCTTGAAGATCGGCAGGTACTCGTTCTGGGCACGGATTGCAGCCCAGTACATCGCCTTCTTGAACCAGCCAGTCTCACGGGGATCCTGTATCTGGACGTTGTCGGTCGGGATGCGGTTGTCCACGAACAGGCCAGAGCGCATCCGGCGCATGGTCTTGCCGTGGCGCTTCATCTCAGCCAGCACGTCATCGAACTTGTCGTGCGGCATCGTGGTGGACTGGTAGTCCGTGTTGATGTTGCTCGAGCCTTGCTTGGGCGTGAACACGTACCACTGCATCGTCACCGGGTTGTACCGGGCGTAGGCAGTCGTCTCGCCGTCCTTGGTCGAGTACATCTCGTACGGCATCCGCACTTCGGACAGAAGCACGTCGGCAGGTGCGCCGTTGAGCACAGGCACGCCGCCGTTGCGAGCCGCATCACGGGCGGCACGCAGGACGTACATAACCTCGGCATCTGTGAACTTACTCAGCCAGTTTGCAACACCTTCGAAGCCTGCATCACGCAGGGCTTTGATCAGCTTGCCGACCACACCCTTGATGACGCCAGCGAACTTGCCATCGCCAGCCATGTCGGAGAGGGCTTCCTCAACCGCCACAGCGTTGGAGATGTTGCGGCCTTCCTTCTGCTTGTTAGCTGCTTCCCGGATAGCCTTGTTGCCGTTGTAGAGCGAGGTGAAGTAGTCGGTGTAGGTGTCGCCCAGGAAAGCACGCAGACCGAAGTGGCCGTACAGCTCGTGGAACAGGGTGAACTGGGTGTCGTGCTCAGATGTAGCAGCCTCGGAGAACATGTAGATGTTCCCCGTCTGCGCGTCGTACAGACCCTTGGGCATGTAGCCGTTGGTCAGACGCTTCATCAAACGCTCACGCACGCCGTCAGGCAGATGCGACGGGTTGCCGACCACCTTGACGTTGGCAGCAGACTTGAAGGTGCCCATGATCTCGGACACCTGGGACTGCACCAGCACCGTCGATGCGACAGACCCAGTCTCGCCGTTGCCGATACGGAACAGTGCGTCACCCAGGCGGGACGCCATGTCGTCAAACGATTCGTCTGCCCGCTCCTCAATCGCCACGAACTCGCCTTCGTCCGTCCGACCCTGCTGCTGCTCAGGACGAGACATGCGCTCGTTCATCTCGGCAACCCAGTTGGCGAACGAGTCGGCGTTGTCTGTCGTGTCAGCCAGCTTCCTGGCGCGGTTGTGGATCGTCTTGTGGATCCGGTTCAGCTCACGGTAGGTGATGTCCCGTATCGCATTTTTGCGATCTTGCGGCGACAGACTCTGATCCTGGTTGACCCGCTCAATCAGTGCGTCGATGCGAGCAGCCCAGGCTACAGCCTCTTTGGCCATGAACTGGTCGGCCAGGGAGAGCTGCTGCTTGTAGGCATCGGTCAGCATGGGGCCGATGAAGCGCAGACCCATCAGGTTGCCGTAGTCAACCGAGCGACCGATCACCTCGGCCTTCTTCATAGTGGCCCGCTGTTGTGCCTTGCGCCACGCGGTGAACGCCTTGAGATCCTGGGGAGCCAGAGCGCCAAGGATCTGACGGGCCATGTCGGGCCGGTAGGTCAGAGCGTTGGAGACGTCGGCATACCAGTCCTGCACAAAGTCCACGATGCCAGAGCGAACCGACAGCGGGAGCTGCCCTTGCGGGATGCTCTCCGGGTTGCGCATCTGGGTCAGGCTGAACTTGGTGAACAGAGAGTTCGGGAAGACCTTGAGCAAATCCTTGCTGTCGGTATCTACCGGTGCGCGGGAGTTCTTGGCCTTCCAGTCGTTGTACAGCTCGCGCTCAACGCTGGTGAGCTGACTCAGGATGGTGGTTTTCTCTGCGGAGGTTGACTCACGCAAGGCTCGATCCAGGGAGGTGAACCACTCCTGACGCGCCACCGGATGGTTGGGTGAGCTGGATACGAAGGCAACAAAGGGCTGCGTGAACGGACGGCCATTCATCCGATCGAACACGGATGGAACCTCGATCCCCTCCTCCTGCATCGCCTGGATCAGTTGTCCGATCGAGAAGTTGGCGTCACGACGCGCCAGTTGCAGCACACGGGTGATTCCATCAACCGTGATCCGCCCACTAGTAACGCCCTGCGTTATGGCCTGAACGGCATTACGCGCCGCGTTATAGCTGGTGATCGGCTCGCCAGCATCGGCAGGCTGCTGCTCGACGTTGGTCTCGTCAGTGACGTCCGTCAATTGCTCGTCAGCCTTGACCTCAGACATCAAGCCGTCAGCCAGAGCTTTGATCTGTGCCATCGGTGTGTCGAAGATGTCCGCGATCGTCTCAGCGGACAGCCCAGCCTTCTCGGCTTCAGACTTGATGTTGAGCAGCTCGCCCATCATCACGTCGGGGTTGCTGGCAACCTCGTTGGCGCGACGCTTCAGGAGCTTGCGCTGCTGCTCAATGATGCTGTCAGATACGCGCTTGTCGGCCTTCGGCTCGCCTTCTTCCTTGCCGATTGCATCGTCCGCACGCTCACCGAGGGTGTCGGCAAAGCGATTGGGATCTTCGATGTCATCGACGTTCGAGACTTGATTGGCCGCCTTCTCCTGATCCTTCTTGGCCTTCTTGGCCTCTTGCTCGAGCTTGGCCCGATCTTCCGCCGTGCTGTCAGCAGCCGTCATCAGGCGACGTACACGGGAGCGGATCACGTTCTCCGCAGTCGGCTCAGTCCGAGGGGTGCGATTCTTAGCCTTCTCTTCTGCAACCTGCTTCTCCAGATCGTTGAAGCTCTGGCCTTGAGCGCCAAGTGCAAACTTGTCGAAGGAGTCTTTTGCCTCCTGGAGGAACTTAGCCTTAAGGCTTTCTCGCTGGGCAAACTTGGCGTTTCTCAGCAAGTCCTTGACGATCCGCACCTCGTCCTCAACGGTACGCAGATCTTCGTCGCTGAGCGTGATGTTCTTATTTTCGAAGCGGTCGGGAGGACCCTTCTTTATGGTAGGTGCGGTAGCCGCAGGCTGAGTCGCGCCCTCAGTCCGGACACTGTCGGATTCGCTTGTAGTGCCGCTCGGTGCCTGGGCTTCCGCAGTGTCTGATTTCACCACAGAACGACCAATCACCCGTGCGCCAGCCTCCCTCGCCACCTGCGAGAAGTCGAAGCCCTGAGCTTGGAGGTTGCTGGCCTTGAACAGCTTGGCCGCATCACTGATCCTCTTCTCAGCCAGGAGCTGACGCACCTGGTCGATCGGCAGATCAGCCATCTCATCCGTGGCAGTCCCAACCTGGGACTGAGAAGGCTTGCCCTGTTGGGTCTCGGTCACAAAGGATGCGACCCTGTCCCTCACCTTCTCGTACTCGGTGATGAACTGCTTGATCTGCATCCGACCGGAGTCGGCGTTGGCCTTGAAGCTGGCGATCAGGTTGTCGATGACCGACAGGATGCGAGCCAGCAGAGGTTGGTTGCGCACTCCAAGCTGCTCCCAGAACTTCTTGTCCGTGAACAGGGTTCCGAGCACATCGGCTGCAACCTCTTCGTCCGTCTTCTCTGTCTGGTTCTTGGACTCGTAGAACTTCTTGTAGTCCTCGTACCGGTTGGCCTGGAGGTAAGACTTGATCTCAAGGCTCAGCGACTGGGCCTGCTGCGGGAAACGACGGGCCAGATCGTGGAACACCTCATGGCCAAGGACGAACAGTGACGCCTTGGGTGACTGGGTGACGTTGATGCCGATGATCGACTTGCCAGTCGGGGACGTGATGTTGGTGCCAGCAAGCTTCTTCAGGCGAGCATCGCTGCCGTTGTAGCTGTAGGCAAACAACTCGACGCCAAACAGCTTGGCGATCTTGTTCAGGTGGGAAGGGTTCTTGACACGCTTGATCGAGCCCGCCTCAGCACCCCGCTGCTCCAGGCTTGTCTGAAGTTGCGAGAACGAGTCCTGCGCCACGGACGTGGCGGAAGTCGCATCGCTCTCGGCGACCTGTGTTGCAGAGAATGATCGATCAAACAGCTTCCGCGCAGATTGGATCTCTGGATTGATGTCCATGCCCAGAATGGCTTGAGACACCGCAGACTGAGCATTTGATGGATCAGAGGAGAGGAAAGCATCAACTGCCGCGTCCCCGACAGCCTTGCGCAAGGCAGTCTCGGCGGAGCCGCCAGGAGACGATCTGTCGAGACGAACCATCTTTGAGGTAGACGGTTCCTCGATGGCAATAGACTGGCCATCAACCCACGCAAGCAGGTTGCTTGACCTGTCAGAACTGCCGCCAAAGTAGGTGGCGTCTGGCGTGACCCTGACCGACGAGAAGCTGATAGCTCCAGGCTGAACTGGCCCAGCTAGTTGCAGCTCAAACTCTCTGCCACTCATCGAAGCGGTCATGCCGCGACTTTCGAAGCGCACTGACGGCACGAACAGGGAGCTACCGTCTCCGCGAGAGACTTCGATGTTGCTGATCGAGGGGGCTGTGCCGACTGTCAGTGGCTCGTTTTGAGTGCCATCTGTCGTCTGGGCTACGATCGGTTCGGTAGCGGGAGTCTCAGTTGAAGAAGCAGGTTCGACGCCGGTTTTACTGGCTTGACTGGGTACGAGCCCACCAGGCTGCTCTCGCTCAAACTCTCGAACAGCGCGAGACCGTTGGATCTCCTCTTCAAGAGAGGCGAGGTTCTCGTCAGAGCCGAATGAAGCATCTTCACTAGCTGCCCGAGCCAAGCTGGGCGGTGTGGATTTGTACACACCGGCTGGAGGCGGCGTCTTCAGGAACGGATCCAGAGACCCAAGCACCAAGTTGGCGAAGTCCCCGTTCTGCTGAACCAGGCGATTGCCATCTTCAATCGACTGGACGTTGTTGATAGCCGTCTGGAATGCCTCGAGCTGATCGCTTCGGCCCATCGCCTGCTCGATCTGCGTCTTGGTGGCATCGTCCGCCGTCTGGTACAGGGCGGCAAAGAACGGCACAGAGCGGGAGTCGTTGACGAACTCCTGCATCTGGACGGGCGACATGCCAGGGCCAGCAGGAGGCTCGCCAGCATTACGATCGCTCACAGGATTCGGTGGGGCATTGGGCCCCTGCTCCTGCGGCTTGCCACGGAACTTCTCTACGCCAACGGCAGCGATCTCGCCGGGTGCGGTCAAGCCTTCGCCCAGGTACTCGAGCGCCATCTCACCGAAGCTCGCATCCTCACCGACAGCCTTGGATGCCATGTAGGCACCGGTAGCGCCACCGATGCCCTGGATGTTCGCCTGGTTGAGGATGTTGGCGACCTTGGACTTGAACGGATTGATGCCCAGGAACGCGCCAGCCACAGCGTTGGCCGGTACTTCACCGGCAGTCTTGCTGACGGCGTACTCGGCAGCAGCCTCAGTGTCGCCATCGAACTTCTGAAGGCCCTCGGTGTAGTTCGTGCCCAGGGACTGGAACACCACGGCAGACGTGTTGATGCCTGCACCGGTCACGCCAGTGCCGACAGCGGACTGCACGGCCTTGCTTGCGCCAGCTCGAGCTGCGGCACCAGCAGCAGCACTCTTGAGCGGAGCCGTGGCCACACCACCGATACCGCCACCAACGGCAGCGCCAGGAATCTGCTCGGCCAGGAAGTTGGCAACCATCGTCGGGTTGCGAACCATCCAGCCCAGCATTGAGCCGGTGGCTGCTACCACACCATCGTCCTGGTACTTCTGGTCGGCCTCCTTGACCATCTTGCCGATGCGAGGATCAGAGGCGATCTGGTTGTATTCCTCGACGCTCTTGGCCAGGATGGGAGCGGTGTCCTTGGTGTCGCCAGTGACAGCCTTCTCAAGCCGGTTGGCCAGGAAGTCCCAGGTCAGACCCAGACCCTTGAAGCCCTTCTTCAAGGCATTGATGGGCTGGAAGCCGTAGTCCTCGTCAGCGACCTTCTTGGCGGTCGGCTGAGGCTCAGCAACCGGAGGCTTGTAATCCGGATCGATCTCCATGTCGCCAGCCATGAATCCAGGGGCGACCCTTCGACCTGATGGCGCAGTCTGTCGAGATTGGCTGACCTCGCTGTTCATCGAGTCCCGCATCACGGACGCACTGGTGCTCGGGGCCTGGACGTCAAACTCCAGATCGCCGCTCAAGAAGCCAGAGTCCCTTGATCGAACCCCTCGCTCGGCCTCAGCAGAGTCCAAGAAGTATGGGTTCCTGAGTCCGAGTCGGTCTGTTGCCATGCTGATTACTTGGTGCCAGGCAGGGTGAATCGAGCGCCGTTGGGGGCCGGGACATACACGCCACTCTTGGTGAGCGCGAAGATCTGGCCGGTGGCTTCGTCTCGCTTGAGTCTCAGCTTGCCATTGTCGTCACGGGCGAACAGCTCTTGCGCCTGCTGAGGATCTCTGGTTTGGGTGTAGGCGCGATGAATGGTGCGAGCATCCAAGCTGCCGCCAAGGTAGACGTTGGCCTCACCAACCTGGCGAGACTCAGCAACCTTGTTCTCGATGTCGTCCATGATCTTCTGACGAGCTTCTTGAGGCATCATTTCCCATCTGCTGTTCTGCTTGGCAGCGGTATCGATGTCTTGCTTGATGACAGCCTCGAAGCCCTGGCGCACGGCCCCAAGCTGGCGATTAAGCAGTTGGTTTTGCTGAGCTGTGGCGGCTTCTCGACCGGCGGCGTTGGCCCTGATGTTGGCAATGTTGATGCCGTAGCCGCCTTCGATGTTGGCGACATCCTTGCGACCCTGGATGTTCATGCCAGCAACATCCTTGTCGCCCTGAACCTTGGTGGCGACGTTGTCCTTGTCTGCCGCGATCTTCTTGTCGAGCTGACCAGACTCGAATGCGCGAGCACGCTCCTTCTCCAGCATACTGATGTGCAGTGCAGAAGCATCGCGACCGTTCAGTGCGCCAAACGAGAGGGCCTCGATCACGTCGCTGCGCGAACGCTCGACGCTTCCCTGCGTACCATCAGGGCCGACGCCGGTCATGATGTAGGCATCCTTGGCCTTGTCGTAGGTCACGTTCGAAATCGAGCCGCCATCCGGGAAAGCCTCATAAGCAGACTTGATGGCAGAAGTCGCACGCTCGGGAGACATCTTCAGCATCTGAATGGTCTTGCCCGTCTTCTCTGCCAACTGAGACTTGACGACGCGATCGACAGCCTCGTCCGCCTCAACCTGAGAGCGACCATAGGCTGAGGCCTGCCGCCTCATCACGCTGCGCAGGTTGTCGTAGTACTTCGACACTGCGGCTGGATCACTGCGGTGGTCATAGTTCTGATCCGCACCATCTGGCCGGAAACCAGTGCCAGACGACCAGTTCTTCTCGAGGTCAACCGCAGCCTGATTCGCATCGCGCTGCTCTTGAAGCTGGGCATTTTGAAGACGCTGGTTCTCCATCTGGAGTCCCATTGCCTCACGCTTTTTCTCGGCGTCGTCAAGCTGACTACGAAGCCCTAGCGCACGCGCATAGTTCTCAGCAAACGCACCGGCAGCAATACCAAGTCCAGCAGCCATTTCAGTTCCTCCGAAGACCCATGCGCTGCTGTGCAGCCGGGGTGTGGTACTTCGCCTTGAGCTTGTCGAAGAACTCGACGCCCTTGGCCTTTACAACATCAGCGGGAATCACATACTCGCCGTTCGAGAGCATCGCCGGAACCTTGTCGTCCACCGGACCACCGGGGCCTTTGACGTGGCCTGGCCCAGAGTGAATCTCTCCACCATCTGCCTTGCCAGGAGGTCTGTTGGACAGGCCGTAATACGTGCCTGCCGCTCCAGCCAAACCAGCGATCGCGCCCATCTGGGCGTTGTAGCCAGCCATGCGTCCCTGGAACTCCTGGCCGTACAGGTTTCCGGACTGGTTGTAGCCTTGCAAGCCGTATCCAGCACCCTGACCAACCATGCCCGCATTGGCTCGAGCATCCGCCATAGCGCCGCTACCGGCACCAACAGCACCACCAAGGCTATTCCCGGCCAAGCCGATGTACTGACCGGCTGTGTTCGAACGACCACTGGCCGCTTCGTTGACACCGGCACGCAATGCGATCGCCTTGTCCATCGTGTCGAAGGCGGCACCAGTCTGCATACCAGCCGTAGCCAAGGCCTGATCACGGGTCAGCCGCTCGTTGGTACGGGCAAACGCGGACGAGTTGGGGTTGACGCCGTATCGCGACAAGCTACGCAGCGACTGATCTCGAGCATTCGAGAACTGCTGGTTGGCGCTGGCCGCAGCGATGCCCTGACGACGCTCGATGTTCTCTCGAGAGTCGTAGCCCATCGCATCGGCTTTGACCTTGTCGCGCAGGTCTTTGTTGGCCTTGTCTTCCTCGATGCGGCGACGAGCCTCTTCCCGGGCAAGCTGGGAGTCTTCAAGGTAGCTCTGAGTCGCCCTCTCAGCGAGCGCAAGCTGGCGCTCCTGCATCGGCTTGAGGTCGGTCTGGTAGATAGACTTGTAGAAGTCGAATGTTTCTTTGCCCAGCTCGGCGCTGGCCCTGGCTGCTTCGCCAATTCCCGGATCCGGCTGGGGTGCGCTCATCCATCCCATAGTCTTACCCTTTCAAAAACTCTTCGAGTGTGTCGTTCTGTGCAAGCATCCTGATCTCAGGAGTCACCGACACAGCCCACTCGAAGCCGCCGATGATTCGTGCCATATGAACAAACAGATCACACAGGCTGTGCCGGATCACGTTGGCGATCTCGACACCCTTCTGCCCGTGGTTCGCCTTCAGCTCGTCGGAAGCCAGCCAGTTGAGGATCGAGGTCTCCATCAGCGGCAGAAGCTCAGAGCAGTGATTGCGGAAGAAGGCGTTGCGGTTCACCCCAGACAGGGCGAGCCACATCATTTCGTTGATGTCTGACGGCGTGACCTCGGCGTCCTTGTCGATCAGGTCATCCCAAACGTCAGCGATTCGGGTCAACATGAGTGCGAGCTGCACCGCATCAGGGTCGTCCCTGAAGAACCTGTGCAGCAGAGAGATCGTTTTGGCGTCCCGCATTGCTTAGGGTTTCTACTGATAGGTCTGGTTGTGATTGAAGGTCGTCACGCCGCAATTGTCTCTGGTCACGGGGTGTCGTCGGGCCAGTGGATGGCGTTGACCTCGGCGGCAGTTGTGGCCGCTTCGATCTGCTGCCGAAGGGTTCTGCCCAGGACGTGCTGAGCGTTGACGTGTACCGCCAGGGCCTGGCCCACCGAGATCATCTGCGCACCTGTCAGCGTCCGTACGGTATTGTCCTTGAGCGTCCAGTCCATCAAGAACGACGCAGGGTTCATGTTGGCGAGCTGAGTGGCCCCGACGATCTTGGTCTGTGACTCCGGGTCAGAGTCGAACACCGACCCGTCCCAGGTGAATCCGCCATGCTCGGCTGCATCTCGAGCAGCCTTGATCTCGGCCCACTTGTCCGCCTTCAGCGCATCAGGCGTTCGCGCATCCACCCACTGCTCGGCGCCAGGGTTCCATGTGGCCGGGTGCAGGGGTGGGACAGCTTTTCTGGCGGCACCCTCGGGCGTGTAGGCAACCCATGCGCCGTCACGAACACAGCCATCGTCGGCCATAACGGGTGAGTTGACCTCTACCCAAGGCTTATCGTTGGGCGGAGGGCTGTCCTCTGGGAAGCCGAAAACGTATTTGACGGTGCCCGACTCGTCGTAAAACGCTGCAAATTTCATCGCTTGCCACCGGATGCGATCAGCGAGACCGCGCTGTAGGTAAATGTTCCAGACCCGGGCCCCTGGTTGACGAGGTCAACCGTGTAGACGTTGTAGCCATCCAGCGGCGATGGATCGAATGCAGTGGCGACAAACGAAGATGTCTGAGCGTCGAGCACGGACACCGCAGAAGACGAGATCAGGACTGTGTTGCGCCGGATGTAGATGCCCATCGTTGAGCCGCCACCAGAGCTGATCGCATTCAGCGTGACAATCACGGTCACGCCGCTAGACCCGCCCGCCATCGTCAGCCCAAGAGCGACTACCGTGCTTGCTGTGTTTCCAAAGGAAAGGGAGCCAGAAGATCCGCTTGCAATGTTCATCGCGGTCACGGATCCGCCCTGAATGTTCAGGGTGTTGACCATCACCGTGTTGGCCTTCAGCGTTGACGCCTCGATGTCGCCACGAGCGTAGATGTTGTTGAAGGTTGCGTTGCCAGTGCCGGTAATTGACCAGCCTGTGCCAGCGCCAAAGTTGCTCGACGACAGTCCGCCGCCGGTGATGTTGATGCCGCCGATCTGTCCATTGGTAGAGAAGACGCTGCCGCGAACCGTGACGTTGCTGAACTCTGCTGCGCCAGACTGGTTCAGCGAGAAGCCGGTCAGGCCGCTGACGTAGTTCGATGACGAGATGCCGTTGGCGTCAATCAGGATCGAGCCGATCGTGCCGAAGTAGGCGTAGATACCTCCTCGCACAATCGCGTTGGTGCCGTCGAACTGAAGAGAACGACCGTTGATACCGGTCGATCCGTTGCCGATGTAGAACTGATTGACCCCGCCGTAGTCACCCAGGTAGAAGCCAGCATTGCCAGGAAGCACGGCTCCCGAGCGGACAATTGGAGAGCGAAGGTCGATTGCCGCCGTGATGGTTCCGGCTGTGATCTTGTCCGCAGCCAGGTCAGCGATCTTGGAGTTGGTGACCGCAAGGTTCTGGATGGCCGCGTTGCCAACAGCCAGATTGGCAATCTTCGCAGATGTGATAGCCGCATCAGCAATCTGTGCAGAGCCGACGGCTAAGTTGGCAATCAGAGCTGTAGTGATCGCGCCTGTCTGAATCGCTGCCGTGCCAACAGCCAGATTGGCAATCTTCGCAGATGTGATGGCCGCGTCCTGGATTTGCGCGGAGCCTACAGCAAGGTTGGCAATCAACGCATTTGTGATCGCTCCAGTCTGAATGGCGGCGGTACCAACAGCCAGACTGGCAATCTTCGCGGACGTGATGGCTGCGT